TCACTTATCCGTCAGCTGCTTGACCGACTGGTTCAGCCCCGTCGCCGCCCAGCCGGACACGATGCCGACGGCGGCAGCGTTGAGCCAGTCGTGCGCCGGATAGTCCGGCACGCCCATCGCCCACGCGACGACGCCGAGGATAAGGCCGGTCGCGCCGCAGATGATGGGGATCCACTTATCTGCGGCCTCGGTCGCCTTGACGGCCATGCCCACAAGGTAAGTGATGGCGGTGATCGCCGCCACAGATGCAATACCAAGTTCCATAATGATGTCCTCCTCTTAATTTTTGTGCTCCAGATCATCGATCCGGTGATTGGCCACCTTGATGCGCTCGCCGAGGAGCTCGGTGCACTCCTCCAGCTTATATGTACGCGCGATGACCTGATTGTGCTTGTCCACCTTGCGCTCGAGCTGCTCAATGCGATACGCCTGCAGCTCGTCGCGCTTGTCCAGCTCCGCGATCAGCTTGTTGTGCTGCGCGCGGCTGTTGATGAGGCCGACCACAATGGCGGCCGCTGCGCTGACCAGCGCGGCAATGATAACCTCCGACATCCGCGCCTCACTTCCCGCCGCCAGCGGCGTCAATCATCCGCTGACAGACGATCATCGCCTGCAGCGCGTCATACGTGACGTTGATTGCGTGCTTGCCGTCGCCCTGCAGCGCGCCGCGGGCGATCAGCTTCTGCGTCTCCTCGCGCGCCCATGTGGGCACGTCGTCCAGGCTGTAGTAGCGCGGATTGCGTGCCTCGGCATAGCGCATGCCGATAATCGCGCCGCGCACGACATCTTCAGAGATGTCGATGGCTCCATTGCCAGTGCCTTTCAGAGCGCCAGCATCCATCAATTCCTGAACCTCACTTCTGTACCATTCAGGGACGTCATCAATCGTCTTGTACTTTACCATGTTTTCATCCTCCTCTTCGTTCGTGCGTCCCAGCGTCAGCATGGCCAGAAATGCCGTCCACTGCGCCGGGTCGTCCACCCACGGCATGGGGCAGCGCTTGCCCGTCACGTCGTAGTGCCGCAGCACGTGGTCGGTGTCGATGCCATAGCGCTGCATGATCTCCCGCGCCAGCGCCGCGGCGTTGGCCACGGTCTCCGGCAGGATGTAGTAGCTGCCGTCGGCGCGCTTGCGGCTGCACATCTCAATGCCGATGCTGTTGGCATTGCGGCACTCGGGGTGCCAGTACGCCCGCGCGCCGCAGTGCCACGCCGTGTCGCACTCGCGCACGGACTGCATCGCGCCGTGTTCGTCCACGAAATAGTGCGCGCTGGCCTGCAGGCCGCCCACGCGGTGGTAGTAGTCGCAGTTGTTGCGCGCGGTGTCACCGTTGTTTGCCGTGTAGTGCATCACGATGTACCGCACCGGCTGCGTGCGCCCGGCGCGGTAATTTGACGGATCGCAAGAAACAAATTCCATCAGCTGTTACCTCCTTCATCTCTGCATCTCATCAATCCGATGCTGTAGGGCATCCTGTAAAATCAACAAGAGGCTCTTTTGAGGCTTATATGATTTCTTCGTTTGTAGTAACAATTACATTTTCCAGCGTGTCGTAGAGCACGATTGAAAAATAGGCTGCGCCATTTGAACTGTCGAATTTAAAATCGGCAACTCCATTGGCAGCATTAAAGTTTATAACAGGCCCTGCTTGGCCTTTTTCGATATTGGCCAAAGATGTATATCCGACTTTGACTTGGGTTCGGTCAGACTTGAAAAACTTGATAGATTGATATGATATATCAGTGTTCCCTTTCCATCGAATACGCACGACATCACCCTTTTTGACCGGGAGCAAGCCCGTGATATTCGTCCCTGAGTGTGCAACAGGTGCACCGCTGCTGCTATTGTATCGCATATTTTTATACATAGGCGTATGCCCGATGACGTTGCCATCCATGTCAATCGCGGCATCAAGCAGGTTTGTATATGCTGGGGCTTGGGCTACAGCGGTTGCCGTGATAACAATATCGCCGATCACCTCTGGAATAGCTATGACCCCATCTTTGTAAAATGTGGACACGTCCTCACCTCCCATCATGATTTTTACATTACTGACTTCGCACCCCGTGTCGGCAGTTATCGCAGTACAATAAGACTGCCCGTCGATGACATACGCGCGTGGGTTGCTACTTGTGCATTTTGTCAAAGCGACCCGTACAGCTCGCCTCAGCACGTCCGTGCTGCCACGCAATACATCAGCAGTCACGTCCTTCCCGCCCATCGTCACTTTGATGGATTCAATCAATTTGCCGTTCGTGGGAGTGATGCTTGCTACGAACGGCTGGTACTGCTGCACAGATGCCGCTCCGTTGCTGACTGTGACATCAGTGAGTGTTTTTGTGATGCTGTACGTTGCGATATCTGCCGTCACTGTCTCCGGCGTCCCGTCGATCATAGCTGCTCGGAAAGCGTTGATTTTTTCGATTGTAATGCCGCACGACACCATAAAATTAACCACCTTATCGCGGAATGTCGCACCAGGATAGGCATTCAAGTAGTTAATCTCGCGCGTCCACGGCGTTTCGTTCCTGCGACGGGCTTCCGCATCTGTGCTGACGCCAGAATAAAAACTCGTGAGTTCGTAATCCTTATCACAGTCGGATTGTGATACCCCAAGTATCGCTTCGCACAGCAGAGCGACCACGCCCGTTCGATCTGCGCCCGCAGAGCAGTGGAAGTATGTCGGCTTGTTTGCGATGACATAATCGAAGAGCGGGTCGAAGATCGCCTTGATATTCCCGCTTGACTTCTGATACGCAAGGTCGTTCCATGTCATATCAACCCACAGCATATCTACGGTCGGTCCAAAGCCACTTTCTGTCCTGCCGTTCAGTTCAGACGCAAAACGCAGGTCAATTTCCTTGAGGATTCCGAGCATATCAATCGCCTGTTGTCTGCCGTCATCGGTCAGATATCCATACATCTCGCCGCCCCTGAAGAGCAGCCCGTACTTTACCCTGCCACCATCGCAATTCCAGCCCCCAAGATCGCGCACGTTGTCCACGTTCAGCAAATGAATCATGCGGCACGCTCCGGTCGGTTTAATGACGCCCTGCTGGATAACTTTTCCGCCAACAAGCAGCACAAAAGTTGATATCGAGCCCGGTGTGCAGTTATAGATTGTGATTGCTCCTGCGCTGACCGGCTGCGAAACACTGTTACCTGTGTACCCGTCCACGATTGTCAGCGTTCCGGCGGACTTCATCACAATGTCTACGCCAACAGGTCGGTTTGCGCTCACTGTCGTCACATATTCGGGTATCTGCGAGACAGCGTAGTCCGAGGGGTCGTAAGTGACGTTTTTCAGATACCTGTCTACCTCTGCGCGGCACTGGTCAAATGTGTACACTTCGGTTTCCACTCCGGTGTTCAAGCAGCGCCTCACAGCATCGCCCATCTCCGCGACTTTGTATTTCGTTGCAGTGCCGTTTTTCTCGCGGATAGCTGCTGCAATGTCCTGTACGGCGGTTTCTTCGTAGAGCTTTTTCATCTCAGTAGCTCACCTCCGTGCCATCAGGCAGGGCGGCTATGACGCTGTTGACAATCTCCTGCTTATCAGCTGCCGTCCAATAGTCCGTGCCTCTGACAGGTGTCTTACCGGGTGCACCGGCAGGGCCTTGCGGGCCGACCGCGCCATCCTTGCCGGGCGCTCCGGCAGGGCCAGCAGGGCCGACCGGGCCAGCAGGGCCGGTTGCGCCTGCATCACCCTTAGCGCCGGTTACTCCGCGCGACGGCTTGCCGGTGTCGGTCGTGCCGAGATACCAGTGCCCATTGTCACCGATGTGCGGCGTGACGCCGTCCGCACCAGCAGCCCCCGGTTTGCCATCGGCGCCGTCTTTGCCCGGAGCACCAGCTGGGCCTTGCGGACCAGCCGGACCTGTTGCGCCCGTGTCGCCCTTCGCACCCTTGAGGTCTGCCATGGCGATGAGGTTTGTCCACGTGCTGCCGCCGTCCGTGCTGTACTGGATGTAGCCGTCCGACACGCGCAAGTCCATGCTGCCAGCACCGCCGCCTGTCCGCGCCGCCTCGTTGATGGCCGCGACTAGGTTGGCCTTCTCTTCCGTCGTCAGGTCGGCAAGGTCGCCGATCTGACGCTGAATCGTTTGCAGCGTCATCTGGTCCGTCGGGGTGTATACATACCCGGCGGGCTTCGCGCGCTTATGGACCACAAAGTCCTACTGCACCATCGTGTACGCGCCGGTGTCGTCGGTTACGTAGGCGTAGGCCGTCAGCGTGTGCCAATCCTGAAGCAGCTCATCCGGGATGATGGCCGTGCCGTCGTCCCCGACATCCACGTCCACGCTGCGGCCAAAGCACTTATTTTGATAGTGGATCTGCTCCACGCCGCTGCCCACGCGCAAGCGCCGCCCGGTGTCCCACTGCCACAGCGCCCCGCGCCCATCTGCGATTGTGATTTTCATGCGGTTGCCCCCTTTACCTGTACCTGCCCACAACATAGTAGCTGATCTGCGGGCTATTAACCGTCGCGTCAGATGCTCTCACGCACTGATACGCCGGCGCGTGCGTCAGCCGCGTACCTATGTCGTTTTCCGTGTTAGTTGCAAGCCAGATGTTGCCGCTCCCAACCGTCGGCGTCGCAGACACGACAGGGTTCTCAACAAAAGCAAACGGATATTGGCGTGCTACCTTATTTGCCGCGAGACCCATCCACGATGCGGTATACAGGGGGCCCCATGTCTGCGATGTCATTGTCAGCGAGGGGGCGTCGAACTTCGCCCACATCTCAGCAACACCGCTCGCCCATTTGCGCCACGTCCACTTGCCGGTCGTGCCCTGGGCAACGACATAGTCCGCGCCAACACCGGATGCCGACGATCCGGAAGGCCCGCTATCGGACGTGTTGTAGCTGCTGCTGGACTCCACGCTACTGCCAATCGACGTTTTTCCGGAAAAAACGAATGTGTAATCCGTGATGATTGACGGGTATTCCCGGCCGTTGATGTCCTTGACGATGACCTTGTCGAAAATGTCAAGGCGCGGATCAGACGGAAGATCGCCAGAAAATTTATATACCGGCTTTTCTTTCAGCTGCGCGTACAGCGACGCGGCAACAGCTTCGGCCGCAACGGTGATTGACCCGGCCGGCCCTTCGATACCCAGCCACAGGTTATCGTCGTTCAGTTCAATGACATAGCCGCCGGAACCGGAAAAGTATGTGTATTCCTGCCCGTCACTGGCGAACGTCTTTTTCACGCGCACGCCTGTAACTTCTACCGGCGTTTTCGCCACCTCTACAGGGTTGATCCACTGCGTAAGCGTCACATCTGCCGCAGACGTGATCGGGCGCGCAAACAGTGTATTTCCAGACACCATGGCATTGCCTCCGCAGGCCAGCGCAATTGCTTCGATTACTTGCCGGATGGTGTGTTGTGCGTCCACGGTCGCCAGCCCGTTATACTGCAAACCGTGCTGATAATCCATTGGACCGGGCGTCAAGCCAAGCTGCTGCGCCGCCAGCTTCCACAGTTCCATATATTCGTGTTCGCCCTGCATCACTGCCGGACACAGCACGTCCGCCGCCTTCATGGCGTCGTAGCAGGTCAGCGTGGTGACTTCGTGCACGGTTTCCACTTCGTACACCTTGAAGTGGCCCATGTCCACCATGCGTTCGATTCCGTCAATGGTGATTGCCGCTTTCAGATGTGCCGTAGCCCCTTCGTACAACGACCAATAGTCTGCGTTTGACCACCCGATGTCGTACATTTCAATTGTCGCGCATTTGCACACAGATAGCCCGACGGGGTAGCTGCCGGATGATGTCTGCGCCGAGATCTTCGTGCCGCCCGGGCGGAAAGACTGCCGGCCTACCTGCAGGTACTGCCCAGCCTTCAGCGTTACAGTTTCACCGTTCCTCTCGAACGTGACATCGTGATCCCACGTAAAAGATGCTTCGACCACAAAGTTCGTCTGCGATGGATAGACGCTTGTGATTTGACTTTCGACTGTTCGCATATCATGTCACCACCAATCACGTCAGCGGATTGACGCTGACCATGTTAAAATCCAGGGACGTAAACAACTCTTTGCCTTCGTTCAGGCGCCCGATATTCAGCTGCCCTTTGCCGACGTAAAACCACGCCTGACACCACGCGCCGTAGTAAGCGGAAAAATAGTACAACTGGAACTGCTGACCTTTTGCAATGATCTTCAGGATCTGCGACAGCATGGTTTTGCTGACAGCCGCTCGGCTATATCCAAGTGCTTCGACCGTGAACAGCGGACTGACGACGGCCGCGCCGGTCTGGGTGCGGCCGCTGTCCTCCGTGTAGGTCGTCTCAAAATCGTACGACAGCGCGCCAGAGTCCGGCTGCGGGAGCACCAGCCATTCATCCGACGGACTTTTTCGAATTTTAATGTATTCCTGTGCCATGTGTTACACCGCTACAAGCGGGTTTTTGCCCGTTTGCCCTTTCCGCAATTTTGCTTCGGTGATTACTTCATCAAACAGTGTGCGGCGATCCAACCGGGCGATAAACTCGTATCGGCTGCCAGCGCCGCCCGCTTCTTCGCGCACGATCTGGCGCAGCAGAGATTCCGGCGCTTCTAGGTTGTTGCCGTTGCGCTGGTCGCCCAGCACGGCAAGGAACTGCCGGTTCGCCGGGATGACCGCGCCGCGCGCCAGCATCGGGATCTGCGGCACTGGCAGCGGATTCACGCCCCACATATTCTGGAACGGTGAAATGCCGAGGAAGTGCGCGTTGCGGATCGTATTCAGCATGAAATTGATCCTGTTGAACGGCACGGCGATGATCGTGTTCATGCCGCGGATAATTGCATTGACGACCGTGCGGAAGGTGCTTTCGATGCCCTCCTTGATGCCTGACCAGATACGGCCGCCAGTCGAAAACACGTCTTTGACCTTCTGCCATGCGTCTCGGAATTTGCCCTGAAACCACTCCGGAACAGACTTGAAGGCGCTTTTGATTCCATCCCACGCAGCCACAGCGCCGGATGAGACCTTTTCCCACAGCCCCCTGAACCAGTCCTTTACGGCCGTCCATTTTGCGATGAGCCAATCCACTGCCGCCGCGGCACCTGCTTCCACGTTAGCAAGATGTTGCTCAAAAGCCGCATCGATACTGCTGATCGTTTTACTGATCCATTCCTTTATGGACGTCCATTTTGCGACGATCCACACGACCACTGCAGCTATAGCGGCAATCAGCAGCGGTATCCACGCCCCTGTAATGATAGCAATAGCACCGCCAATAGTTAGCAGCGCCACGGTAATAGCCGTAAGATTCTTATTGTTGAAGCCGTTTTTAATCACATCACGAATTGCCACGCCAAGAAGGACAAGCCCCGCGACGATTGCCGTGATTGCTCCACCAAGCACACCAAATGCCATCCCAAGCCCAGTGGCAGCCGCAGCAGCGCCGATGATGTACCCTGTCAGATTGTCGAAATTTATGCCGTTTTTAAGCATATCGACAACGTTGATGGCCATCAGAACAGCCCCCGCGACAGCAAGCGCCAGCTGCTTTGCCTTCGACAAATTCCCCAGGAACTTCTTTCCGATTTTCCATGCAGCGAATCCAGAGGCCACCGCCGCCACATACGGCGATAGCTCGCGGACAACGGCTGCGATCTTGCCGATTTTTCCAGTGTCGCCCTGATCGGACAAATCAAATTTCGGTGCCGCACCAGACGAACCGCCTCCACCTCCGCCGCCGGAACTATCGTTCGATTCCCAGCGGTTCATTTCATCCAGCCCGGAAAGCTGTTTTTTTGCCTTCTCGGCCGCATCCCCTGCGGCCTCGGTTGCGGAAGCCTGATTATACAGTGCCTTTGCAGATGCATCCGCTTGTGACGCCGTTTTGCCAAACAACGAATTGATAAACACGGACACAACGGCAGTCAATTTGGCAAGCCACGCCAGAAGCGTTCGAATTGCCGGCAAAATATAGTTGTAGATCGGTGCAAAAGCGGAAATCAGATTACCCCTGATCTGCGCCAAAGATGTTGACATTTGTTTGTCTGCACCGATTGTGCTAAGCAGCATTTTGCGCATCGTACGCAGCGCTTTGGTAATCATGGTGAAAATGAAGACGCGCTTTGCTAAGCCAGCAATTCGTTTGGTGAATTTCTTAAATTGTTCTGACACATTCTGCGTCGTCAAAGCTGCAAGACGCTGCTTTCCCACATATTCGCTTACGGCAGCGCTGGCTTTTTCCTGCGCGATCTGGCTGCTTTCCAGATTAAGCTGCGCCATTTTCAGCTGCTGCGTCGTTTTCTGGATTGCATCGCCGGTTTCCTGCGATACTGTCCCGGTGCTTCTGGTTTTCTTTTCGTTTTCGGCAACAGCCTGCAGTTCTTCCAGCTGCTGACGCAGCGCGGCTACCTTCTGTGCGGCCTTGTCCACATTGTTCGCAGCCTTTTTCGCGTTGTTTTCCAGCTTCGCAAGGCCAGCGTCAAACTGGCCACTGTTTATCGTTGTATCAAATACCAGATCGCCGACAACATCAGCCATCGCGCACACCCCCTGTCATCAGCTGCCGGATGAATTCGTCTTCGTCGTCGGTCAGATGCGCCGACTTGAAATCAATCAATTCCCGGTTTTCGTCGTAGTATTCGCGCTCCCACTTTTCCAGTTTCTTGTGCTTGCGCAGCTTCCGCCGGATGTCCAGGATCGTGGAAAACGTGCAGTCACCGATCTCCATGTAATAGCCGATGAACGTCCACCAGTGCATGTACGGAAGTGCGCGCACGTCCCGCCCGGCCACGCGGTTGATCGGCGCAATGATCATCGGGAAATCCTGTTCCCAGTCCATCTGCTTCGGCTGATGCCGCTGGTCGCCGCGATCCACACCACCATCCAAAAACCACAGCATGAATTTCACCGCGGCGGCCATGTCCGTGATCTGATCCCAGTCTGGGTAAAAGATCTTGACCGCCACTTCGGCGCGGTCCTGATCTGTCAGCTCTGGGTCATTCAACGCGGCACAGATGTCCAGAATTTCGCGAAAGTCGCTTCGGATACGAAAACACCGGCCGCCGATACATGCTGCCTTCGGCAGACCGGTATTCATGATCTGCGCTTCTTCCTGCGCTGACCGCCGCTGTATTTATCCAGGTATTTTGCCTGACGCTTCTGCGCGGCAGCGGTCGCAGCGTCCATCTCGCGCCGGATCTGGCGCGAAACCGCTTCCAGGAACGAAATGATTTGCAGGGAACCGGACGGCGTGAGCGAAACGCAGTAGGCTTTGCCGAACACTGTATCGCAGACGGGCGAAGGGAACGCCGCGTCCACCTGTTCGCGTGCGTAGGCGTCCAGTTCTCGGATCGTCGTGCGGGCGTCCGTATCGCTTTCCTGCGTGCCCATTTCGTCGGCTTTGGCCTTGATCGCCATCGCTGCCGCTTCCAGCCGGTCGATGATACCGATGTCGTTCGGGTCAAAATAGATCTTCCGGTTTGCGTCGCCATTGATAGTGAACGCTTTCAGGCCGGTTTCAAAAGAAATGTTATTGCTCACGCCGCCACCCCCTTATGCCGTCGCCTTCGTGAACGTGGCCACGCCGTCGGCGATGGCCGCTGTGCCGACCGTGCGCGTGCCGCCGTAGGTCACATCAAACGGCATATCCACCGTCTTATCGCCGCCCAGCGACTTCACTTCAATCGCGCAGCCGCTATATCGTTCGGCGAACATCGCCGTGTCCTTCGTGCCGGCATAGCAGTGCACGATCATCATATCCTGTTCGGCCAGCGCTGCGACATCCTGATCCTTGATTGCCAGCTGCCACAGCTTCGTCAGCGCGGTTTCGCCGGCGTCCAGATTGCACGGGTCAAAGGTCTGCGTGATGGTCGGCGCGGACATGGTGGTAAACGTGTTGCCCAGGATATCCTGCGTGGTCTCCTTGTTCCAGTCATATTCCTGACTGCTGTCTTCCACGCGCTTGCCGACGATCGACCAAACCGGCGCGGAAGATGTGCCGGTATTCAGGAAGGCCATCAGCAGTTTGCGGGCAATCGTCTGGCCCGCGGTTGTGTTAAAAGTCGTACTTTCAGGCATAATGCATCACCTTTCAAAATTGTTGTCGTACCGCATCGACAGGGACACAGCCCAGTCTTCCACACCGTCGGCATAGCGTCCGGCCAGATAGGCCGCCGACACCTGTACAAATGCAGTGAGCGTCCGGCCATCGCCGAGGTCCGGCCACGCGACAAGTGTGTGCTGCTGTCCGTCCGCCGTGATCGGCTGTTTTTCCAGCCATCGCGCCAGTTTGTCCAGCCATCCCTTGATGTGGATGCGGTCAGTTTCCGACTGCGGCACGGCGCGACATACTACCCGAAACGCATAGTTGCATTTCTGGTACACGCCGCCCATGATGTCGGTCGTTTCGCTGATCACCGTCGCCGCAGCGGACGGATAGATCCCGACGCCGGACTTGTCGCCCAGCTCGCCGAACCGGATTTCCCGCGCGCCAATGGCCGGGAAATCATTCAGCAAGCCGCTCAGAATCGTTGAAAAATCTTTTGTGTCAACCATTTGATTCCCCCAGGATGATCCGCTTGCATCCATCCGCCCATTCTTTTCCGTGTTCGTTTTGGGCCACTTCCGCCCAGTGCGGCACGCCGGTCGCAAACCGCAGGTCGCGGTCAGTCACAACTTTCACGGCGTCCTTGCGCGCCCACGGCGAGCCGGTTTCCGGGTCGACCATGACCTTACCCATATACAGATACCGTGCATATGGGCCTGGGAACACGACCTGCCGGCCACCTTCTGCGACATATGAACGCTGCTGCAGGCTGCCGGTTTTCAACGGCATGTATAGCTTGCTGTCCGCAAGCACCTGCTGCCCCAGCCATTCCTGCGCTTTGGCGAATCGCGGACCGTATTTGGCGAATCGGAGATTTACCCGGACGTGCCCTTTGACATAGCTGACGTTCTTATAGTGCTTGATGCCGCTCATGACGCCGTCACCTCGAAGTGTGCAATCAGCGGAAACCACGCGCAGGATGTGATGCGGTGGCACTCCGTGACTTTGCACAGCACATCGTATTCCGCCCAATCGTGCTCGCCGCGGCAAAAATAATCGCCCGGCTGAAACGCAATCATGCCGCTGCGGTCATCCGCCGCCTGGTACACTTCCGGCGTCGCATAGGTCAGCGCGCCAATGGCCGCTTTCGGGACAAGCAGCAGCACATAGTGCCCCGGCACATCGCCGGTCGTACCTGGCGTCATAGCGGTTTTTGCTTCCACCTTGACGCCGGCAAGCACGTGCCGCGCCCACGTATCGGCCTGACCGCGCGCACCGCGCACACGGGAAAAAAGCGTGACCGTATCGCTATGCAGCAGCATCAGCACGTCACCCCCGCGTACAGCACAAGGACGCCATCCACGGCCACGCCGGAAAGCCAGCGCCGAAGCAAGTCAAACACCAGTTCGTCACGTGCCGCCGTAGTCTTCGCGGCGGTCGTGTAGCAGCTGTCGGCCGCCTTGTATGTGATCGATTCGCTGCCGGACGACACCGACGCCACAGGGCCGGCGGTTTTTACGCCGCCGACGTCTGCGGTTTCAGCCGCGCTGTCACGCGCCTGGTCAATGCGGTAAAGGCATTCGGCCAGTTCGCACGCGCAGTCCTGCAGCTTTTCGGCGTCGATCGTGGATTCCGGCAGCGTGCCGCCGAAGCGGTCAAACGTAAAGCGGTCGATCTCCCGCGACGCCGCACGCAGGTAGCGGGCAGCAGTCACTTCGTCGCAAAAAGGGGACAGATCGTCCCCGTACCGTTTTACGTATGTGTCAAAATCCGCGTACACCGTGATTCACCTGCCGATCAGCCGTCGCCCCCGGCCTGGGTGGCGTAGGACTTCACGTGCACCTGCGCAGCGTCCAGCACGCGCAGGGCGGCGTTTTCCTCGACCTGTGCCTTCGTACCGGCAAACAGCTCAGAATCGACCATGCGGACGATGCTGAAGTTATCGCCGACACCGAAGGCGTTCGGGTCGTACATGATGAATTCTACCTTCGCCAGGTTCTCCGCCGTGACGCTGGCCTTCGTGCCGCCGTGCGGATAGTAGGCGAGATCGGCAGACGACGCGAAGCCGTTGACTTCAATCCACGTGAAGCCCATGAAGCTGCCGACCTGACCGCCGGCAGCGGCGGCGAGCAGCATTTCGTTGGACGTCGGGATATACTTCTCACCGGCGAACTCCAGCATCGTCGCGAAGAAGTCCGGGCTGCAAAGCACGATGGTGGGGTTAGCTTTCGCCTTGACCATGGCTTTGCGTTCGGCCAGTACCTGCGCCTTGAAGTTGGCCGCAGTGGTCTTCGTGGTGTTGGTGGATGCAGTACCCTCGGAGATCAGGCAGGCCAGCGCACACTGGTTCTTTGCCTCCGCGACTTCGCGGGTGGCAAGGGCCAGATGCTCCTCGGCAATCGGGAACGCCACAGCAGCGGCCTGCACGCCGTAGATCTTCTTCGATGCCTGCAGGTTGTTGTTGAAAACAGCCTGAACCAGCGTGTCAGCGGCAGCGGTGTCCGTGAAGTCACGGCCGGGCGTACCGACAGACGCTGCGGTGGAGGTCAGCTTGTGCCAGTAGCAGCCGCCGGCGCCGTCGACCATCACGTCCTGATAGGTCACGCCGGGCACAAGCCAGGTCTTATAAAAAAGGTTGGGAAGAACAGTCGCTTTGTACTGTTCATCGACATACAGGGATCCATACTGGATAGACATAGATCATCATTTCCTTTCGTAGTCTTAGCCCCTGAAAAACGGATTGTTTTTGTATTTCTGGGCTACGTATTCTTTCGCGCCTCCCGCCGGCGGCACCATGCCGCTGTGATCAGACGAAAAGCGCGCCTTGCTGGCGGGGTCGGCCACAAGGATGCCGGGAATCTCCTTGCCGTTCTGGTCGGTGACAAGGCCGGTAAACAGGTCGTCGATCGACTTGCCGCGCGCATCGTCAGACCCCAGTGCTGTCACCAGCTTGTCCGTGATGCTTTCGCGCGTGATGTCGTTGACGAAATGCTTGCCCGACAGGAACGTGTCCACCGTACTGCGCAGTTTCACGGCGGCAGCGTCCTTCTTGCGATTGTCTCGCTCGGTCTGCAGGTCATTAGTCAGGGTCGTGATCTGGCCTTTCAGCGCTGCGACATCCACGCCGTCAAAGGCTGCAAGCTTGCCCTGCACGTCTTTCAGCGATGTGTCCAGCGCGTCGTGGCGTTCCTGCAATTTGGTGAATTCCGCCACGGTCTTGTAGTTCTCGGCGACGGCCTTGCGTAGATCCGCCGCCTTCCCTTCCGGAATCGTGATGCCGAAATCGGAAAGAATGGTCTCGATGTTCTTCATGCGTAATCCTCCTGAACGTGATTTTTAACAGCCCGTCGACTGTACGGATTGAGCCGGATGAACCACCGGCGGGGTCGTGATATGGCAAAGGGGCAGCCGGTTTCCCGTCCGCCCCTGCGTATCCTGATTTGATTTTGGGTATAAGAAAACCACCTTGCCGATTGGTAAGATGGTTTCATGATTATTATATAAAATAATTTTCTGCTTCAGCGTTTACACAAAGACAGGCGCTTGGCAGGCGTAGCATCCTCCTGCGTCTCTTTTTTACCATTAAGGCGTGTGGTCGCTACGAAATTTACCACCTCAAGCGCCTGTCTTTATGATAATTGTATTATAGCCAGATTATTCCCTTTTGTAAAGAATAATATTGTTCCGGACGCGCTGCCTATAGCGTTTTTCATTTTCGCACATGACAGTAATAACGGAACTTTTCCGCCACGGCTCGTCTCCTTCTACGGCAATGCGTACCACAACGCTGATATTTTTTGAATTAAGCGATATGGTTTTACTCGCAATGGCGGTATTTTCAAACTTTTTGTCTTTGAAAATGTAGTCTGGATTTTCGATTATTTCTTTGAAATAAGGGCTGTATTTATCGTAAAACTCTTTCCCGCGCCGTTCTATGATATGTTCTTTTTGCTTCTCGGTCAATATAACATCGCTGGAACGAATATGCTCCGCGACGCAGGAATAACGCTGTACATCCAGCTTTGCAATCACAGGCGGCGCTTGCACAGGCGGCGCTTGCTGCGTCTGAACTTGTCGGGCATCAACTGCTTCCGCCGATGTCCAACTTTGGCGTGCAGCAGCGGACGCAGTTGATGCCGCCGATCGATCCCAGCCGGCAACGGCAAGCCGCTCGTGGTATGGTTTCAGGTCATTTTCTTCGCAAAACTTCGCGTACGCTGCGTTCTGGTCCTGCAAACGCTTCGCGGAACGCACGTACTGTTCCTGCAGCTTCCCCTTTTCTGCCGGATCTTCGCAGTTTTCCACGGCAGTGTGCAGCGCCGTGCACTTGCGCTTCTGCGCTCGGATGCGGCGTTCCATCGCCCGCTGCTTCTGCGACAGCTCATAGGCGCGGCGGTTGGCTTCGGTATCGATCGGCTTGTTATTGTTCCGGCTAACGCCAGGCAGGAACGGTGTGAAGGAATGGCGGCAGTTATAGCCGCACAGGCCAAGCGGATTCCCCGGGTAGCCGGTCGCGTCCAGCAGGTTATCAAACTGCGCGTCCTTTCCGTCGATGCAGTACACCTTGCCCTGCCAGCCGGCATGATCGGCGATTGGATCGGTATCGGACACACGCGCGCCCAGATGCTGCGACACCAGAACGTGATTCCATCCCATGTCTTTGCACTGCTGGATCGTCATGTTCCCGGACGACTGCGCCACACCGGTACGGATACAGCGCAGCATTGCAGTTTCCAGCGTATCGTTATGCCCGGATGGATACCGCACAATCGGCTGGACTTCGCCGAGCGCTTTGATCCCATCCATTAACGCTGCAGAGTAGGATTGCGCGCCCGTGCGCACTTTCCAATAGGCCGCGTCGCAGATATCTATAAATTTCTGATTCGTCGCGCCAGCTGTTGTGCGCGTGATGTTGGATATCTCGCCAAGCGTGCGATCATACGCATCCGATAGGATGGCCATCATATCCCGCGACAATCCCGAAAACGTCACGGCTGCAGCTTCGGCGTCTTCCTTTGCTGCCTGAATGCCGCTGTCCTTGAAGATCTTTGCGATTTCCTGCTGCGATTTGCCGGTGCTTTGGGCCAACGCCTTCTGGATTTCGTCCAGATTCCCGCCGGCCTGTTTCAGCACCCACGCCTGCCATTCATCCGTGCCGGTCAGCAGCTTTTCTTCGCCGCGGCCGAAGCGGATCATGAAGCGCTCGATCATGTCGCGGGCGATCCATTCTGTCAGGTCGTCCAGCAGCGGCAGCAGGGTTTCGCCGATCTCCTGGAACTGTTCCGGGGTGATCATTCGGTATCAGGGAACAGCCCCGGCTTTGCTGTGTTGGCTTCGGCGTAGGCCGCTTTTGCGTCGTCTTCGCTGAAGCCTTCAAAGCGCACCAGATACATCCACCACGGCAAAACGCCGAGCTGGCAAAGGCTTTTCGTGTTCTGCCGGTCCTCTTCGTAGCTATACGTGATATCCCCAAAATTGTACGCCACGGTATACGTGCCATAGGGCGCCAGATCGTAGATATCGGCATAGTCATTCAGCGCCTGAATCAGGTCGTCCACGGCGGCCTGGATGCGGTCGCGGATGTCCTTGATGCGCTGGATGGTGCGGCGGTCATCGGCTTCCACCTGCGTTGCAGTAGCAAGGCCCTGTTTTTCGTTGTAGCTGAAATAGCCTTCGGAAAAGCCGCACTTGGTCGACAGGCTTTGCAGCAACATATTGATGCCGGTCTGGCGTTCGCCGGTTTTCAGCTTGCGGTCGATTTCCTGATAGAAACTTTCCGCCGCTGAACCGGCAACGTTTTGCACATAGCGCGGTAGCCGCACGGAAACATTCTTCCGCCCGGGTTCGCGCAACAGCCGATCATCCACAAGGGCGATCGACCGGGAATCCTGAATTTCGTCCACCATGGCAGACCATGCAACATCCAGCCCACGCAGTTCCGGCAGGGCGTTGGCGTAGATGGACATACCGCAGGCGCCGCCGTCGATGTTGTTGGCATCTGGCATGGTGCACACGGCAAACAGCGGCGCGGTATCATCCAGCACGGCGTCCGGCAGGATGCCCACCCAATCCGGCACTTCGTCCAGATTCACACGGGATGCCGATGCTTTGCCCTTCGCCAGCCGGAACGCGCGGTTGGAAACCACATAATGCATCCCGTCGTAGCGGTGATATTCGGCCTTGACATAGTAATAATCCGGCGTTGCCTTCGTGTCGTACAGCACCACGCCGGTCACGCGCTTGCGGTTATCCACAGCGGTGATCGTAAATTCCGGCGGCGTGTACAGACCGATGCTGTCCGGCGTGGGTTTCAGCAGGAACATACCGGCGGCGCAGCCAACGTCCACCATGTCACGCAGGAACGGAATCAGTTCTTCGTTCAGACGTTCCTGCAGCCAATCCGCGCGGGCCGAGCCGGACAGTTCGACGCTGACGCCCATCGTCGCAAGGCGCGCAGCTTCGCCGGTCACGGCCTTTGCAAAATTGATGGTGCGATCCTGATCGTTTGCCCACGGTGGGGTGCCCATCCAGATCTGCATCCACAGGTCTTCCGCTTCGCGCATTTCCGGCGTTACCAGCGGCGCAATGTGGAATTCTTCGCGGATCTGCTTTTTCACGCTGTCCAGCGGGATATTGATTTTCACAGGCAGCCAACCTCCTTGAATACTTCGCACATTTTCGGAAACTGCGAAGCAATCCAGTCCACGTATGTTTCGTCATGGCCGTATTCCGGATGCGTAAAGTTTTCGGACAGCCCGCTTTCAAACAGAAATGCATGAATGATCTCATGACGCATAACTTTTTTCTGATAGACGCTAAAGTCTTTCAGGTCGCAGTCTTTGGCCTTTTTTGAAATAACAATGGTCTTTACCGTTTTGTCGCAGTAACCATCGCACTTTTCAAGCATTGCATCTTCGGCCGCCGTGGCTTCAATGATTTCATATTCCGTCCCCAAAATATTTACAGTCATGCACTTGCCCCCCTGCGCATCGTCAGCGGTTCCAGTGCGTACCGCGTGGCGTCGATGCTATGGTTATTCACATCCGGGTATCCGGTGACGACGTTGCCGTCCCTGTCCCGCTCGTATTCGTATTCCGAAAATTCTTTCGCTGCATTCGGGCAGCGCACCGGGTCGATGATGATGCGCCGACGCTGCAGCCACTTCATACCGTGTTCGATCGACCCCGGGCCTTTAACGGCGCCGGTGACGGGTAGACCCATTTCGCGGTGGTCGTTGACGCTTTTCGGCTCGGCCGAGTCGGCCGTGATGGTGTAATCGTCATAGCCGTGTTCGATGATCCAACGCGCCGTCTGTTCGTTCGATTCCTTGTTGACGTAGTGTTCTGCAAAGATATACACCGCCTCGCGGTCGCTGTCGTAGTAGCAGCGAATGAAGCAATACGGGTCGGGATACCAGCCCCAGTCTTCGCCCTGAAAGATGCGGTCGAAATGTGAAATCTCTTCGTCTGTGATCTCCCGCAGCTCCAGATAGTCAAAGACGCTGCCGCCGTCGCCATTGGCCACGCCTTCGTATTCATGTTCATACGCCGCCGGGTTAACTTCCTTCAGGTGCTCCGCGTCGGCGATAAACTTCGCGCCCAGCCATTCCGGCGGCGCTTCCGTGTAGCTGGAATGATGGAAAACGCGCCCCGGGTTCGGGACAAGCCGCTCCTTGTTGACCCAGCTGGATTTGCTCTTCGGCGGGTTATACGACGAAAAATCGTAAGAATCCGCGCCGCCACGCAGCACGGACTGGTTGATAGATCGTTCTTCTTCCGGCCCGCAAAGCTGGTCTTTTTCCTCCTTCCACAGGATGCCGATATACCCAAACGGCGGCTTGATGGATTTTAGCTTCAACGGGTCGTCACAGCCGCGAAAATAGATCGTCTGGCCGGTTTCTTTCAGCACGATTTCCAGCGGCGACAGTTTGCAGTTGAATTCGTCGTAAAGCCCCAGTTCATTGATCGCCCATTTCATCTGGGCATACACGCTATCTTTCAGGGTGTTGCCCATCTTGCGGATGATACAGGCGTGCATCGTTGGGTTGTTCTTCAGCAGCTCAACGATTTTCAGGGATATATACGATGATTTCAGGCCGCCGCGGCCGCCTTCAAAGACATACGTCACGTTCGGCTGAATGCGCCGGTTGATGTCGACGAACGCCCTGCCAAGGACACGCGCCGGCAGCTCATAGTGCGCAGATGCACGCGCTGCTGCCCTTATTTCCTGCTCTTCCTTGATGCGCAGCGACTTCTCAAGGTCGCCGGCTGCACGTAGACGGTCAGCGATGGAGGTTTCCATGCCGAACTGGTCTTTTTCTTCACCGCGCATAATCGCTGTACGCAATTCAAGAATTTCTTTCATGGATGCGGTGCGGTCGGATTCGATTTCCGCCTGGCGCTGCGCTATATAGCCCCTGATTGCTGGTTTGCCCAGGTTCTCTGTTCCGATTGCCCCGGCCGTCTTCTTCGAGTAACCAGCCCTACGTGCGGCTTCGGTTGCATTGCCTAGTTCGATGTAGTAATCCGCGAAAGCCTTCTGCTTCGGCGTAAGCTTCATGGAATCACCCGCTGTAGATTTTGGCCAGCGTTTTTACGACTTCGGCCATGCTGTAAGTTTCCAACACACGTTCACCGCGCGGTTGGCCTGGCACGATCTTTTCGACCACATACTTCGTGACCATACGATCGTGCCGCACGGAATACGATTGCAGCTGGTTGATTTTGTAGTGTTCGCCCCGCTGACTCAACGCGGACTGCAGCTTGTAAGCCATAAAACGCATATTCATACACATCACCAGAATGCACAAAGCACCGAACCCGAAACCGGGCCGGTGCTTCGTGAGAGCTCAAAATCAAAGGAGAAAGGAGAAAAGAAGAGAGGTATTTCATGATTGCGGAACCTGCCCCCGCGCAATTCCGCAATATCACTTTACCACAGATTTTCGAAAAAATCGTCTCATTTTTTTCTCATCTTTTTGTCAGCTCTCTGTGATGCCGTACATGATGATTGTGAAATTCCGAAGCGCCCGGTCTTTCCAGCGGTACACCGTTGGCTTCTCGATGGCGAGCTCGCGGCACAGCCGCTCGACACCGCCAATATACGGCGTGATATAAAAGCGCTGCAGCACACAGCGGTCCTGCTCGGAGAGCTGATTCAAGGCACGGTCCACACGCCGCACGCGGTTCTCTGTCAAGCGCTGCGCCTCTTCCAGCCGCTCACGCTTCAGGATGTTGTTGACGAGCGCATCGTCCCGGCCGTTTGAGCCGCCGGCGACCGGGCTGCCATCCGCCGAGGCGCTGCGGATGCTCGTGATCTCCATCGCCAGATCCTTGATTTGCTCGCTGATGTTTGTAATCGCAAGCTTCCGGTTCTGGTAGTTGCGCAGCTCATCGGCTGCTTCTCGTTTCCAGTCCAATTATTTCACCCCTTTCGGTTTTACTTCGTAGACAGCTTTGTAGAAACCGTCTGCGTTCTCGACCGTCCGATCAAGCGCGTACGCGCAGCCGGCAGCCTCGATGTTTTTCCACATCCTCAGCGTATGACGCCAGCATTTTTCGCTGAAGCAATCCTGCTGGTATCTGTCCAAGATCGCTATTTTCTCGCGTCGTCCCTGTTCGGGCGTAATACTTCCGGTAGCCGCCGTCTGATACAACAGCCTGAACTTTAGGAAAAGCAACTGCTCGGATGTGCTGAGGCCATCCGGCATTGCTGCGTTGTGGACCGCGAGGTCTTCCAACCAGTCCGCTCGGCCGTTCACGTGAGTTTCTCCACTTCCACGTACAGGCCGGATTGCGTGTCCCAAATCTTCTGGATGATCTCCAGCGTTACCTGCGCGTCGTCGTTCCAGTACCCGAGCTGCGTCATGACGTCCTTGAGCATCTTCACCAGATTGTCTGTATCCGGCTTGGTCGTTTTCCATTCCGGTTTTGGATGCGCGGGGGTACACGGATAGCACCAGATCGTTTCAAGCCTTATAGGACCAGTAAACGGCGTCTGAGGCGCGAACTTCGCAAGATGGTCGCGAAACAGCGTGCGTGCCGCTTTCAGCTCCGACGGATCGTACTTATACGGCTTGCCATTTTTTGCAATGCCGATTTTCTGCTCCTGCGCAGTGATCGTCGGCAATTTCATAGGCACGAAAAATTTAATCATTTTTTTCATCCTTTCATGTGCTCCGCCTCCAGTCACGGACAGGGGAAGGGAGGACGGCGGGCGTGAGCTTACCGCCCGCCTTCCTTTCCCCCGCGACCGTCAGGGAACTTTCCCGTATTACTTCCCGTAGGGAAGTAGCTTTTTTCCCTGAGGGAAAATATCGATAAACAATCGTTTTTTTCTTCCCTAGCAGGTTTGAGGGAAAATATCGATAAATTATCGTTTTTTTCCCTCCGAGGGAAACAAGGAAGGAAGTGAAATTTTATCGTTTTTTTCCTTCCCTACCGGCGGCAGACTTTGCCGTCTTTGATGTAAAAATCAGTATGCTCTTTGACCCTGCTTCGGACGCTTTTCTCGGTGATCCCGAGATACTCAGACAGGTCTGAGAGCGTGACACCGTCGCCAGTGTTACAGGCGCCAAAAGCGAATTCCAGAGCTCCAGATCGCTCCGCTTTTCTTTCCTCGGCGCTCTTTTTCCTGACGAGGTTCCGCTTGTACGGTGAGCCCTTTGCAGTGCTGCCGGCGTCGGAAGTGAGGTCTTTCAGGATGCCGGTTTCGTCCGGCAGGTGGCGCGGATAGTCAAACCACACGTTGACAGGATGGAATGACGGAAATTCGCGCATCGTGCCCTCGAGACGCCACGCAGACCGCGAGGCAGCCTTCCGCTCGGCGGCGGCAATCGTGCGCTCCAGAAGGCCGCTGTCGGCGATCCTGGCGCTGCAGATATCCTCCATGCGGGAGCGGCTGAGCGCGTCGTCCTGGCTGACAAGCTCTTGCCAGCCTTGCACGTTGTTTTTCAGTAGCTTTATAAGCGCGGCGCATACCTCTTTGTTTTTCTCCTGCTTCTCAACAGCCTCCGTGAGATCCAGCTCGATCATGTCGATCAGAGCGTCAGGGTCTCGCGCGAACACGCCAGAGCCGGAAGCGCGGTCCATACTGCGTTTTCCGCCCTGTGAGCCCTTTGAGTGATGATGGCAGTAAATCACTGCTGCGTCCAGCTCCGTGGCCACACGGTCAAACTGATTGCAGAATGCGGCCATCTGATCGGCGCTGTTCTCGTCGCCGGTAATGATCTTATAGATCGGGTCGATGATGATGGCAATGTAGTTTTTCTTTGAAGCGCGGCGGATCAGCTTCGGCGCGAGCTTGTCCATAGGTATTGATTTGCCGCGGAGATTCCAAATGTCGATGCTGTCCAGATGCTCCGGACGCCAGCCGAGGGCGGCGTAAATGTCCCGGAAGCGATGCAAGCAGCTCGCTCGATCCAGCTCCAGATTGACATACAGCACGCGGCCTTGGGCGCACTTCCAGCCGAGCCATTCCCGGCCTTCGGCGATAGCGCAGCAGAGTTCGATCAGCGCGATACTCTTGCCCGCCTTGCTTGGGCCAACGAGCAGCATCTTATGTCCCTGCCGGAGGATACCGTCAATTAGAGGTGGGGACAGCTCCGGCATATCATCCCATACAGCTGCCAGACTGTCGGGGTCCGGCAGATCGTCGTTGATACTTTCGATCCAATCCCGCCACTCCTGGAAGCTCTCTTTACCGATGTTGGTGTCCATGAGGAACTGCTTGTGATCTCCGCGCAGGACGCCAGGCATCCGGCTAAGACGTGACGGGTTTTTGTTTTGCGTGTCGCAGTCAAAGCCGTTTTTCTTCAGGATAGTATAGAGATAATCTACGCGCCTCCGATATTCTTCGTACGTCGCCGCTTCAATCTTCACGATTGCGTGAACGGATTTTCCACCCGAGAACACCAGGCACGCGACGGGAAGCTCCAGCTCGCGGATGATGGCGTTCTGCTTCTCGAGATCCATGCTGTCGGATTCCACGAGGGCATAGCGGAAGTCAGTCACATTCTCGTTCTTGACGCCTCTCCCGTCCAAAGGGTTGAAACGGATCCACGCGCCGGCGTCGGGATTATAGTCGCCGAGCACAGCGCCAACGTCCCCACCGCACTTGGCCAGCTCCTCGATCAGCTGTCCGGCGGTGCGGTCGTAGCTGCCCTTTGTCGGCAGGTACTTGCCGTCCTTTTCCCATGTCTGGGTAACATAGCCGACGTTTTCGCCTGCCTCGAAGAGTGTCTCTAGGTATCGAATGATGTGGTCAACAGGATTCCAGGTATCTGGTTCTTTTACTTCGCGGCCTTCGAGCCATGCGGTGTCCGGCACAATAACGCCCTCGCGGGTGCCGATGGTACTGTTCCAATCTAGCTCGAAATCGTCAGCGCCGCCCATTGAGTGAGGCAACCAGCCTCGCTCTTTGGCCATCTGCACGATGGTCCCGCCGGTGACCGGCGTCAGAGCGCCCTGGAAGCTGTCCCATTTACGGAAGCACTCGCCATGATGGTAGCGGCTGTCGTTCCGGCTCCATGATTCCCAGTCCGCGGCGGTGTATCCTTCGTGCTTCAATGCCATGCCGACATTGACCCACTCCTGATAGGAGAGATCAGCGACCGGGATGTATTCCAATAATTCCAGTAAATTCAGATCGCGCTCGGCCATGCCGTGAACACCTCCTGTTTCGGCGGAACATATGTCGCCGGTGAAATGTCATGCGGGATTCGCCAGCCGTTCCCAGCGATTCTGTCGATCATACGTCTGGCGTCATCAAACTGCCATTGCCCGACGTGCTGAAAGCCTCTGCCTTCAAGAAAACGAATCTGTTTTGGCGTCGTGAGACCAGCACTCCGGCGCTTATCCAGTCGGTCGAGTAGCATGGTGGCCTTGCCGGCGTTGTCGATCTGGTCCGGGAAAATGCCGAGTTTTTCTAAAGCCGAGCGCTGCTTATCTGTCGCAGGACCCATTTCCCACCCAAAGGATGGGACGTAGCCGGTCAGGTCTTCCGCTTGAATCGACATTTCAAACTGCAGTGGGTCAACGAGTTTGCGCTTCCGGCGCTTCATCTCTTCAAGCTGTTTGGCGAGTGCTTCCTCACGCTGCGCCACAACGTCGGATTCCGCTTGCTCTTCCGCTTCCATGATGTCAACAGCAGCGCCGGCTTCTTCAATATTTTCAGTCATTTTCTTTGCTACATCGGGCGATTCTGCGACAAGTGCAGCAGGGTGGAAGAGCTCGTGGCGCTCAGTGTGCCACAGGAAATCGAGTAAAAGCAAGTGATCTTTTCCGGGGGAAAGACGCGTGCCACGCCCGACCATCTGGCTGTAAAGGCTTCGGACTTTTGTCGGCCGCAGCACAATCACGCAATCTACCGAAGGGCAGTCCCATCCTTCTGTCAGAAGCATGGAATTGCAAAGCACGTTGTAACGTCCAGTGTCGAAGCCCTGAAGAATTTCCGCGCGGTCGGTGCTCTCGCCATTGACTTCTGCGGCGCGGAATCCCTTAGCGTTGAGAATGTCCCGGAACTTTTGTGATGTCTTCACGAGCGGCAGAAAAACTACAGTCTTTCGATTTACGCAGTATTTCAGCATCTCATCCGCGATCGCATCGAGATACGGATCCAGTGCCGTACCGAGGTCTCCGGCCTTGAAGTCACCATTTTGAACGCCGACAGAGGAGAGGTCCAAACGAAGTGGCACAGTCAGCGCTTTGATTGGGGTGAGGTATCCGTCGCGGATCGCTTGCGGGAGCGTGTACTCATACGCAAGCGTCTCGAAGTACTGGCCCAGATTACGCATGTCGCCGCGGTCCGGCGTAGCCGTGACGCCGAGGACGTGCGCAGACTTGAAGTAGGACAGAACACGCTGATAGCCGTCAGAAAGACAGTGGTGTGCCTCGTCGATGATGATGGTGCTGAAATAGTCGGGGGAGAAGCGGTCAAGCCGCGATTGTCTCTGCAGGCTTTGAACGCTGCCGACGGCCACGCGATACCAGGACCCGAGGCAGCTGCTTTCCGCTTTTTCGAGCGCGGATACCAGCCCGGTCGTTTTGTGGAGCTTGTCTGCCGCCTGGTCAAGCAGCTCGCCGCGGTGAGCGAGGATCAGCACGCGCCCGCCACGTTTTACAGCTTCTTCGGCCACGGCAGAAAAGACGATTGTTTTTCCGGTACCTGTTGGTAGAACAAGGAGCGTCTTATCGACACCCCTGTCCCATTCATCAAGCACGGCTGTCAACGCAGCCTGCTGATACGGTCTAAGTTCCATGGTTAGAACTTCCCGCCCTGCCAGCCACCGGTCGGCGGGGTAGGCGCAGAAGCGGGTGAGGGAGAAGCATAAGCGGTGCCCTGCTTCGGTTCGAGAAACTTCTTGACCTCGTTGTACTGGTTACCGTTATAGGTGCGGTGCCCAATTTTGCAGCGTCCGTGTGCGCCGGTGACAGCGTTCCAATTCATGGACACGCGCTGACCGTGCTTGCGCTGGCCGATGCAGGTGAAGAATTCGCACAGCAGCCCTTCGAGCTTGGAGTGGAGCAACAGGTCCTTTTTGACAAGTGCCTCGCCCTGCGGTGTGTCGATGCTCAGCGTGAGCATTGCCTTCGGGCACGGGCCGACTTTATCGCCGCCATTGTAGCGGCCGCGTTCGAAGCACTTTACCGTAAAGTCATACTCGCCCTCCGGAAGAACGATGAAGTCCGGGCTGTCGTTTTCGATTTCAGAGCCCCAGTCGAGCTCAAATCCCTGATTGCCGTTGTTGTAGTTGTCCATGATATATCCTCCTTAATCTTTTCAGTTTTGGTTTTTAATCAAGCTCAGGACGCCGTCCCAAGCGCCAATAATGCATCCCTGAACGAAGTCCGGGTCATAATCGCGGATACGCATTCCGGCTGGGTAGTACCCGCGAGCTGCGACAGCGTCAGAGATCTGTTGCTCCGTGACGCCGGCGGCGTCCATGAGCTGCTGCAGGTCCGAAGGTATGCCGGATTCGGGTTCTTCGGGCTCACCGCTGATATAGAACGGAACGTCTTCGTCATTTGTCGAAGCTTCCGGCTCTTCGCTGGCGCTTGCCGGCGCGGGCTCGGGTGCGGGGGAGAGCGTAGCGCTAGTGCTACTCATGAAAAGCTGCGCGATTTGCCCGAAATCCAGCGGGAGCTTATCCGGGAGACCGTGCCGGTTTTTCGCGTCCCAGCACGGATGGTGGCTTGTGTACATGACACGCTTCCCGCCCTGGGCCTTACCCTTGGAGCTCTTTTCTTTTCCCGGCTCTTTCACGATGTAAGTCTCGTAGGTCGCGAAGAGAACAATGTCCGCCCACTCTTTGACCATGCCTGGCGTTTCTTTCATGAGCTTCATTTCCCAGCGATCATAAGCGCCGAGCTCATCCGGCTGTTCAAACTTGCGCATTTTCGCGTGCGCGGTAAGAATCACATTGATTCCAGAGTTGATTACTTCGGTGAGCTGGTTGAGCAGCTGTCCGATTGCTTCATAGAGATACACATAGCCTTTGCCGTAGCCGAAGTCTTCGAGGCCTTTGACGCTGTGTGTGCTGCACACGTGATCACGCGCCATTCGCTCCGCCCAGTCCACCGTATCGATGACCAGCGTTTTGCAGATGCCAGGAGTTCGGCGGACGTAGTCCACTTCCTGCAAAAGCATGGTCCAGCTCTGCGGCGCCGGCAGACGTCTGACGTCCATATGTACGGTGCTGCCTTCTGTATCGATGAACAGAGCGCCGGGGGCTTGTGCGGCGAAACTGCTCTTTCCGATGCCTTCCGGCCCGTAGATCACCAATTTCAGCGGCTTCTGCATTTTGCCGCTGCTGATTTCAAACATTAGAAAACTCCTTTCTTCCAACCAGCCGTTGTGGCCGATGCCGGCTGCTCCGGAGCAGCAAAGCCGTCCTCAATGATGATGGAACATTCCGGTCCAGTGCTTACTCTGGTGGCGATTGCTTGCAGCCCCTGTTCCTCAAGCCAGGAGCCGAAGTTGAGCAAAGTGTCTGCATCGAGCTGTTCCAGCTTGTCCAGCAGGACGAAACCGCACTTCGGGTTAACCGCTCGCACAACGGCTGTGGCGGCAATCAACTGATCAGCGCCGCTCATGCAGTCCCACTTCTTGCCGTTGTAGGTCAACTCGCCGTCTTCAACGGAGAGGCCGGGGAGGGGAAGCCCGGCGGAATTGAGGAGCGCGTACTTGTCGTGCCGGATATCTTCCAACTCGGCGGTCAGCTCCTGGTATTGCTGTGCGTAGTAGGCCGCATCCTGCTCCGCCTTTTCTCGGTCGCAGTTGGCGCGAACCTGAATGTTGATTTGCTCGATCTCCTGAAGACTGCGCTCGACTTCCTCGGTGCTTTCATCTTTCAAGTCAAGGGCGTCTTTCTGTGCGATTTCGAGATCTGCTTCAAGCTGCGTGAGCTGCTTCTGTGCTGCCGAGAGCTGGCTTTTGAGCAGGGAAACGTGCGCGGCGGCTTTACCATACTCGTGTTCAATCTGGTTCGCGCGCATCCGTTTGCGCTGATTTTCTCCGTTTCTGGCGAGAATGTCCTGCTGCTGCCGGATCAGGTCCAAAGCAGATACAAGCTCTTTCGGAGCTGCCGGATAGAATGGAAGCTCATCGGCATACTTGCGCTTACGGTCGGCATCCTGGCCGATCATCCGGCGCCTGTTGTAGACATCGCGTTCTTTTGCCTCCAGCTCGTGGATGCGGTCGCCGACGCCGATCACCTGCAGCAGAGTGTCCGCTTTCTCGCGGTTTGACGCCTGCAGGAAGCGCGGCAGGTCAATGGCGAGCTGCTCCACGAACTCATTGAGCAGCTGTTGGCCAGAGCGCTTGCCGGTGGTGTCTACCACTTTAAGAGCACTGTTTTTGCCGCTGCGCTCAACGGTCAGGCCGTTGGAGAGCGTGAGCTTGATGTGCGGCGGTAGGGTGCTGCCTTCGCGTTCAGGGTTGCTCGGGCGGTAGCGATCACCGCCGAGCGCCCACGCGATCGCGTCCAGCACGGACGTCTTGCCCTGGCCGTTTTTCCCACCGATTACGGTAAGACCGTTCTCTGCCGGGTTCAGCGCAACGGCTTTAACACGTTTGATATTTTCGATTTGCAGAGTGTTGATTTTGATGCTCATTGTTTGCCTCCTTCTTTACTTTTCAGTCTGCGACAATTTCCTTCCATTTGCGTAGCTCGTACTGCACATCGCGCAGCGTGTCACCGTCCGGGCAGAAGACAGCAACGCAGCCGACAAAATCCACGCCTCGGATTGTGCAGCAATAGGGAAGCCCGAGCAGACGGCCTTCTTCGTTGCAGATTACAACGACCCCGAGGTCTGGGAAGGTGACGGTCTCAATGTAACCGCCGACGATTTGCTGCAGATTGCTGAGTGATATGCTGCAACAGGTAGAATACCAGTCGGATTCTGGGCGCTTCAAAAAGCACCTCATTTTCTTCATGTTTTCTTCTTCCTTTCTTCCGCTGTTTGATCGTGGATGAACTGCATCGCGGTTTCCCACAGCGTAAAGCGATGCGGATTCCCGTCCACTTCCACCAGATAGTAGCCGTCCATGCGCTGCAGCTTCACGCAGGACGCCGCTTTTTCTGGCTCTGTGCCTCCGGTCTCGCCGGTTGTACTCGCTGTGCACTTTGCGTTCCTCTTCGGCTCACGCGCCGAAATTTCCGCCCCGCACGCGGCGTAGCCCGCGAGGTCGATGTAGGTGTCCGGCTTGCTGCCGGCCTTCGCGCGGGCGATCTTCAGCAGCGCCATCATCATGGCCACGTCCTTCGGTTTGATGTCCGTGCCGGTGTATGCCGTCCACAGCGCCGCGATCACGGCAAAGTTATCCTCCGGGCTGCCGTAGTCTTTTTCCCGGCTGCCGCATACACACTCGGCAGCCGCCTTCAGGGTATCCAGTCTGTTCATCGCTTCTTTCTCCTCTTTTCGGCTTCTTGCAGCGCCGTGAATGTCATAATGTAAATCTGACGTGCGGTTTCATTGTCGTTCGGTATCAGCGGCGCTACGTAGTGCCAACAGTCCATGTAGGTCAGTTCAGCCATCGCTCACACCCCACTCCCAGTTTTCTGAGCGCTCGCACGCGACGCACGTGATATCATCATAGCCGCATGGCTTATCGTGCACACAAGTGTGGCAGTCCCCATACTCCCGCAGCTGTTCGTCCATGCGCTTGATGCGCTCCGCCGCCTCGCGCAGCAGGGCACATCCGCGGATGCCGCAGTTGTGCTCATAGCCGCAGCCGAGGCACACAAGCGACCCGGTCACGATCCCGCGCAGGGCAGCAGCCAGCTCAGCGTTTGTCATCATCGTGCGCCTTCAGACTTCCCGGCAGCACCATCAAGCGCCCATCTTTATCGGCTTGCATCAACTTAGCCATTCGAGCGATGGAGTAATCATGCTCAGACAGCCCAGCCTCAATCTTTTTCACTTCCTCACAAGCAACAGGAGACAGGCCGCTATCTTCGTACTGTTTCAAGCGTTCCCACACCTGTCGTTGCGTACAAGCGTTGTTATACGGGCACGGCAGCTCCCGGCACTGAACAATGTCGCAAAAATTGCCGTCAAACGTCAGTCTCTTCATCACTCCACCTCCTGCATCCAGAACTCGCGGCGGCAGTCTCCACATTCGCGGTTTGGGTCTGCGCACAATCCGTTACCGTCTCTATGGGCAGCAGAAATAGCCATCGGACAAGCTAGCGCTAACCCATGCGTATCAAGGTGTGCCTCCGGGTACTGCTCCAGAAACACACTCTGCCGTGTCTTGCGCGGATGCTCCTTTGACCACTTCTCGACGATTTCCACGACCTTCCCAACGGCTTTGCCGGAATCATCAACCATGTTACGCATCTCATTGCATTCTCTCGTATAAACAAGCGGGCAACCATCACAGTCGCCGTCTGCCTGCCAATATCGGTCACACATCCGGTTCCGTTCTTCGATAAATTTCAGCGCGTCCATGCTCACGCCCCCGCTTCCTGAATCGCCTGCTGCATAAACGATAGCTGCTGCCGCAGGTCGTCGATCGTGCGTTCCTGCCGCGCCATTTCGGCGGAAAACGCCAGCGCCTTGCGCCGTTCGTTGCAGAACATGGTTTCTGCTTTCTCGCGCTGCTCGTGCTCCTGGGCGGCGTAATCGCACAGCCGCTGTACCGCGTAGCGCGCTGCCGGCGAAAAATCAGCGCTCGAGCGCGGCCGGTTCAGCAGCTCGTGTACCTGCTCGATTGGGTCCATTACGCCACCCCCAAGAACGAAAAAATTGCATGGAACAGCCACCCCGCCAGCGCGATGCCGGCGATGAAGGACGCGCACACGATGCCGTCCTCAACACCCCACATGATGTAGTGGCGCACTTTGGCCTTCGTGCTGGGGTCTCCAAATACTTTCATATGTTGATTCCTTTCTCTTGCCGTGCTATGATAAGCACCGGTGATTTTAGATTTGCCGCCCGCGGAGCTTCTACGTCCCGGACGGCTTTTCTTTTTTCACAATGCGAATTTCTGCGTCGACCCCGTTCTGATCGCACCAGAGCTTCGCAAGGGTGAGCAGCGTGCGGCGTGCCAGCTCTTCACGCTGCTCATCTGTTAGGTTGTTAATTGGCATAAAAGCCTCCAGTTCTTGTTTCCCCTTCGTGCGAGTGATAGAATCATTCTCCGCCCAGTTCATCCCCTGACAATCCGGTGCAAAAGCGCTCGAAGTCCGCTTCATTTCCGGCGTGGAACCGCTCCACATTAATGCCGGTAATGCTCAGCTCCGCTGCACCTTCCTTCACGTCGAGGCGGACGCCGTCAACGCCGGCGCCGATCATAACGCCGTCGAGCAATACAGCGCTCTGCCTTCCGTTGCTCGCGATCATCATTTTTGCCGCTTGGTACATGTCCTCACCTCCAATCAAATGGATTGCGCGCGTTTTACGACGCGCGCTTGCTGTGCTCCAGCGCCATCGCCAGTCCCTCCGCGAAGGCGCAAAGCTGTGCCTTCTGCATTTCGTCCATGCTCTGCATGACCGTCGCCAGCCGCTCGATGGTTTTCTGCTCGTTATTCGTCAGCATTTTGTTCATCTCCTTTCTGTTCCACGCGAATCGTCTTTTTGTTACGGTTGTTTGTGAGTTCGTTACTATAATACGTCACGTTGTTACTGATGTCAAGAGAATTTTGTGCTTTTGTTGCAAAAAACATTGACATTCTCACAATGTTGCGCTATTCTCTTAGGCGAGGAGTGATACCAATGAACGAACGCATCAAAGCAGTCCGGACCGCTCTCGGTCTTTCGCAACAGGAATTCGCCGAAAAAATCGGCATTAAGCGTGGCGCCGTTGCCAACTACGAGGTCGGCAGAAATGATCCTATTGACGCCGTGGTCAGTTTGATTTGCAAAACATACAATGTAAACGAGAACTGGCTGCGCACCGGCGAGGGCGAGATGTTCATCCAGATCTCGCGTGACCAGGAGATCATGGATTTCGTCGCCGACACCATGCAGGACGACAAAGACAATTTTCGCCGGCGCTTTCTTCTGGCACTGTCCCGGCTGCCGGAGGAGCGCTGGGCAGACATTGAAGCGTTTGCCAAACAGATCACCGCAGAAAACAAAAAAGCGGATCAGGATTGATTTCCTGATCCGCTTCTTTGTTGCGATTGGTGGTTTCTATTGCTTTGTGAGTCTGCGCAAAAACATGGCTGTCAAATTCAGCGTGCGGCCATTCGCCGCGGCCAGCAGCCGCTCGATCTCTGCCAGTAAGTATTCCCTCTGTCTCTCATCCGTCATAGCTCTCCCTCCCACAAATTCTCCACGGTTGTTCCCAGCGCCCGCGCTATCCGAATGGCGAGGCGGACGTTCGGAATGCTCTTGCCCCTCTCTATGTCGCACAGCGTGCTTGCCCCACACCCCACCTTTCCGGCCAGCCAGCGCAGGCTGACGCCCTTGTATTCTCTATATTCCCGCACTTTGTTTTTCATCCTCGCCATAATCCTACCACATTTTTCGGCTGCGTGTTGAAAACGTCCGGTATTCCGAACGTTTTTTGCTAACTTATTGCAATACTGCCCGAAATATGCTATTTTCCAATTATCAGCCGTGTGTCTATGTTGCCACATGACAGAAGGATGATACATAAACAGTTGAAGGAAGAACAGAAACGAGGGATTGATTGTGAAGAACAAGCAAAAGCTTGACGGGCTGCAGTGGATCGGAGTCATATGCTTTTCGTTGGCATTTCCGGTTTTCATGATAGGCGTTATAAACGGCACGGTCGGATTCGCTGTGGATGGTATACTTCTTGTCGGCAGCGGCGCTGCTCTTTTTTGGGCGTCTAAGCGAAGAAAAACAAAGATGTACTCAACGGTTCAAGGTCTGATTGCAAGCGCACAATCCTCGGCTGAACTTGCGAACGAAGCCGATGACATCAATGACTTTTTGTCCTATTATGATTCTTTGCTTTCCGAAACAAAGCGATTGATCGCGTACGAAGGCCGCGTGCCGTTCAGTTTAAATCCGTCCGTTCAGTACGACATTTTCGTCAGTAATAAACAGTGGCACACGCGCGACGCAATAGAACGTCACTATAGCAACGCCAAGAAGCTTGCAAAAACGACATACCGTAACAGCCGCAGTCATATCGAAAGCCTGTGCCGCATCTTCGCGGGCGAAATAGAAGAAAACAAAGAAAAATTCGATGAGGAAACCATGACGTTCGCTGTGAAGCTGCGCGATCAGCTGTTTATGGATTGCGATGTTATAAACACATACGCGGCCGCTGACAGCACGGTTCGTTGCGAAGGTACGGCGCCGGGCGCCGACATTTCCGAAACCGACGGTATGGAAGGCCATGAATTTGAAAACTATTGCGCTGAGCTGCTGCGAAAAAACGGCTTTGTCAACGTGTCTGTGACGCCTGGTTCTGGAGACCAAGGTGTTGATGTGATTGCCGAAAAAGAAGGCGTGCGCTATGCCGCCCAGTGTAAATGCTATTCTTCCGCGCTGGGGAACACGCCAGTGCAGGAAGTGTGCGCCGGTAAAAGTATGTACAACTGCCATGTTGGTGTTGTGATGACAAATAATTATTTTACCGCCGGTGCAAAGCAACTGGCCGAAAAGAACGGCATCTTGCTGTGGGATCGCGATAAGCTACAGCAGATGATCGACAGCGCGATCAGCGAAAAAAGCGCCGTGTGAGGAGGTGTGGTACGCATGCAGGCAGAAATCTATAGCATCATGTACCGCATGATCCACAAATACGGCTGGAATTGGGGCATCACGTGCGGCCTCATCAACCGCCGGTTCGGCACGAACTACACCGCCGATGAGCTGAAAGATCTGTACAGGCGGCATTTCCTGACTGTGAAATAATGAAAAACCGCCCCGGTGCTGGAACACCGAGGCGGAGATTGTAGACCTGAGCAAGTGAAATGTAACAGAGCTACCCTTTCATGGTAGCACATGGAGGCGAAAAAGGCAAGTGAAGACAGCATTGTATTGCCGCGTTTCAACGGAAGAACAGGCGAGGACAGGGGAGAGCATCCTCGATCAGAGGCAGGCGCTGGAACGCTGGGCACGAGACTATGAGCATGAAATAATCGGCGTATACGAAGATGAAGGTTTTTCCGCACATAAAAGCTACAAGAGCAGGCCGGGGCTGTCGCGGCTTCTCGACGATGTCCGTGCCGGTAAGGTGGAGTTGATCGCCTTCACGAAATTCGACCGCTGGACGCGCCGTGCCGCGGACTATTACGAGCTGCAGGAAGTCCTCGACCGGCACCACGTCCCATGGACGGCGATCCTGGAAGACTATGAAACCGTCACGGCCGACGGGCGCTTCAAAGTCGGAATCATGTTAAGCGTGAACCAGCACGAGGCAGAGCGCACATCTGAGCGTATTAAGTTCACATTCGCGGAGAAGCGCAGGCGAGGGGAGATTATCAGCGGCAACATGCCGAAGGGATATAAGCTCATCGATAAAAAGCCGGTGAAGGATCCGGAGACGGAGGCCGGCATGAATGCGTTCTGGCGAACCTATCTCAGCGGCGCCGGCTTGAAGCCGTCAATCCTGGCAGCAGAATCGCGTGGCGTGCACCTTTCTACATCCACGGGATCGTTTATACTCAGAAACGCAGAAGCGTACACAGGCAAAATACAGGGCGTTTCGTGCGAAGCATATATCACGGAAGAAGATGCTGCGCGGGTGTTGGCCACGAGAAAGATAAAGGCAAAAGCGTCGGGCTACACTTATTTGTTTACTGGCCTTTTGTATTGTGGGGAATGTGCGCACCGAATGGGTGGGCATCGCAACTTCTGGGAACACAAAGACGGGAGTCGTGGCTTCCAAGTATATTATAATTGCTCGCATCGGTATAGGACCAGCAGACGCGAATGCAGTAACAGTGTAAACATCTATGAATCAGACATTGAACGTGCACTGGTTTTTGGTTTGAGCGATGCCATCGAAGCGGAAGCCGTGAAGATGGAGGCGCAGATCGCAGAAATGCGCCGGCAACGCGAAGCCGCTCAGGATGTGCAGCCGGTCCGCGAAAAGCTCGAGCGCAGGAAACGCCGGGCGTGGGAAGCGTACCTCGACGAGATAATTGACAAGAAGGCGTATCAGCGGGAGGCGGCAAAAATCGATGCCGAGCTCGCCAAGATCGTTCAGGTGCCCCAGATCGATGAAGACGCACCACGAAAAATCAGGGAGACCATGCCGGAAGGGTGGCGGGAACTGTATTTCAAGCTTGATGCACAGCACCGCCGTGAATTCTGGCTGCAGACGCTGCAGCGGATTGATGTTTACCCAGATAGATCTATTTCGATCACTGTAAAGCCTGGTGAAAATCCGTTTATTACGCGAATCCAGCGGCCGGACGGGTACTGGATCGAGATCGTGCCAGAAAAATGAAGCCACGCAGGAGACGGAAGACGTCTCCTGTGTTTTTTTGCGGCTCGTTCGCTTGACAAATATCTGGAAACCGGGCATCCTGAGTTTGGAAGCGTACTGGAAAACATCTGAAGAATATGGAAAGGAGCGGCCGAACATGACGCGAAGAAAACGACTCTGCCTGCTACTGGCGGTGCTGACGCTGCTGCTGGCGCTGAGTGCCTGCGGCGCGCAGAGCAAGCTGGTGCTGGCGACCACGGGCATGGAACCGACGCTGGATCTCACGCTGCCGGATACGATCACGCTCCCGGATCATGGAAGGGATACGGTTTACAAATGCTATGTGGACAAGGCGTATTCCATGGCACTGGCGGCCGCGCTGCTGGATATGGACGCGGATACGATGCAGACGCAGCTGGCGGGCCATCTCTCGTATGATGCGCAGACCGGCTACATCCAGTACTACACGCCGACCGAAGAGCTGACGCGGGGTGACCTGAGCGAATTCCCGACGGACGCGCAGCTCGAGCAGACCGTGCGCGAGCGGCTGAAAAAGTTTGAACCGGAACTCGCCGACACGTCCCGGATCGTCTTCAGCAGCACAACCTATGAGACGAATGTGAGTAGCAAAACGGTCGATGTGACGCCCGAGGTCAACGGCCGGATGGTGTATGGACAGTACCATATCTCCATTTCCTTTGACAGGGACGGCAATGTGACGGCGCTGACGCAGCAGTATGCTCCGCTCAAGATGGGCGGCACCAGGACCGTCCGCCTGGCAGACGCCAAGACCGTGCAGGCACGGCTGAATGCGCACGACTTCTCGGCGAATATCGCGCAGGAGCTCACCGACTGCACGATCACTGGGTTTGAGCAGGCGTATTACAGGAACGCCGGGTTCCATGCCGAGGGCGACTATGCGCTCTATCCGATCTATGTCCTGCGTGGGCAGGGCACGGCAGCGGACGGCAGCGTGCAGGACTTCGAAGTGCTCGTGTCTGCGCTCGCCTGA